GTTTCACCCCAGAAGGCCCAGGAGGGCAATACCCGGCTCATTTCATCCTGTCCCCTGCCCTTGCTTGTGCTGCTTCGCATGTACTTCATGGCCTTTACTGCTTCACAGCAGAATTGCCGCATCGTCAATGGAGTCGCCATCGGCACCAACCCCTTCTCAGAGTGGCACATCGTTCACCGCTTCTTGACCTGCCACGATGGGGGGGTCGTTGCGGGCGACATCAAGGGGCTCGACCGTTCGCAGCAGCCAGCCATTCAGGACGAAGTACTGCGGCAGATCAACCTGTGGTATGGTGGCAGCGCGGAGGAGGAGCTCGTGCGCAGGGTGCTCTTCGAGGAGCTCATCGCGTCCCGGCATGTGGTGCCTGATGGCCCTGGCCCAGCGCGGACGGTGGTCCAGTGGTTCAAGAACCTGCCTAGCGGGATTTTTGGGACTGGTAACTTCAACTCGCTCTACGTGCTCATTTGCCTGATCATGTGCTTTGAGGAGGCCACGGATGTGGCCACCGCGCGCGAGTACTGGTCGTTCGTCAAGTCCATCGTGTATGGCGACGACAACGCCAGCAACATTGCACGTGTCGTTTTGGACCGCTACAACTTCCACACGCTCAAGAAGTTCATGCCCCTGGTGTCGGGGCTGATCTACACGTCGGACCGCAAGGAGGAGCTGACCACTCCGGCTAGCAGAAGCATCGAAGAGGCTAGCCTCATCAGCCGGGGTTTCAGGGTCGAGGATGGCGTTGTGTACTGCCCGCTCAAGTTGGAGAGCGCGCTTTATGCTTCGTACTGGTCGATGGACAAGCGCACCTTGCACACCACCCTCCCGCTCGTTGTGGAGACAACGTTGTGCGAGCTCTCGCACCATGGCTCGGAGGTGTTCAACAGGTTTGCGCCCCAGATCGCTCGTGCCGCGCGTGAGCAGCTGAACTGGTTGCCCGTGGACCCCATTGAGTGTCAGGTGTGGCAGCAGCGGTCGCGTGGCCTGGGTGACAAGTGGTGGGCTCCTTTGCCGGCCATAGTGTCTCAGGCGGGTGAGATGGAGCCGGTCCGACTGGTGGATGAGGTGGAGCAGTGTGCTACAACCGACCAGAACACCAACCCCAGCACCAGCGAGCAGGAGGTCCTGGCGCACTTTGTCGGCAACGCGTGTACCGCCATGTCAGTTATGGGAGCTGCGGCGATACCTTCTCCTCTTTACCGTCCTGACAGCGAGGCTATCTCCAACCTCAACAAGCACCTTTCCCGTCCCTTTCGCAGCACGGGTGGGCTCGTCCCGGCTTATGCGGCGGCGGCCTTCACCTATGATCTCAGCGACGACTTCTTTTTCAACCATCCGGGCTGGTCAACCATGAACAACGTGTACGGGTTCCGCATGTCCATCGTCATTCGTGTGCAGCTCTCCACCACCCCCTTCCAGGCGGGCCTGTTCAAGCTGGCGTTCTGGCCTTTCTTTGGGACACCGTTCGGCGTGCAGGAGCCGGACAAGTTTGGCC